TACGGTGCTGCTCGAGGTGGATGAAATTTGCGCAGAAAACGCCAAAACGTATTCTCCGGGCTCCTCGAACACGATGCGAGACGCCGGAGTTCCCTGCGTAATTCCGGAGTTGCCAGACGGCGCGTCATAAGTCAGCTTGTAGGCAGTGTTGGCGACTGCGGCCGTAACGTCGGCAGTCTTGACAAAATTAGCGTGGCCGTCTTCTAGAACGATCTGGCGCCATTCTCCACCTTTAGATACCACCGGATATCCATTAACTGGATCCCACAGCAAGACGCCATTCTCAGAAGCCGAAGACGACGCGTCCTTAAAGCTGAGCTGGTCAAGTGCCAGCCCAAGGTAGCGACGCATACTCTCGGCCCATTGGTTAATGTTTTCCGTAACCGGTGGGAGTATCCGGCTCACCTGCGGCCGCCAGCCACGGCGTCCAACCGCATGATGCCGACGCGCCAATCTGACGACGCGTCACCGGTGATACGCATCCTGATCTGACGCCCCGTAAATCGCAGGCTCGTCGGGTTAGCCATGCTGTAGGGTCCGTAATCTCGCTCAGTGTCCGTCGGGTAAAAGCGCGTCTTAAACGTGGCGTTGACGTCCCCGAGAGTGTTCTCGTCTGGGATCATGCCCCGGACGGACATAACTTGCTCGCCGACGCCAATGGCGATTGGGCCGGTTTCGGCAAACGGAGTCTGATTTCCGTAGTCAAAGCCGATCTCCTGCTCGTATAGAGTGCCGTCAGCGGCAATCCAAAACGGCTGGCGAAACACTCCGCGATCTACGCCGGCGGTGCGGCCAATCGTGCCGGTGGTCCATATCTGTTCTGCATAGTCGAACGAAACGTAGCTGTCGCATTCCGTGCTGCTTGCGCTGGGGTAAAACCACCATATTTCGCTAAACCGGCTGTTCACGACTGCGTGTACTTTTGACTTCTGGTCGATGTTAATGTCGCTGAAAACGTAGTCGGCGACGTCGCACGGCAGTTCCTGCACAGCTCCACCGGAATAAACGAAGAACGAGCGCTGCCCCATCCAGATGACGCCCGCGTCGACAGACGCCGCCGCGTTTGCCGCGATTAATCCGCAGCTGGTTCCAGCCCGTTCAAACCCATACACATACGGCGGGCCAGAGTATGTGGCCGTGTGTGCGTCCTGATCTGTAAGTATCAAAGACTGGCCGCGCGTGCGCAGCCCCTTTAGGATAACGCCGTTAGTCTGGAGCTGGATGTCGCCGGCCTCGTTCGTCGTGGCCGCAGTCCAAGTGTTGTTATCCTCGCGGTCGGACCACGAGATCTTACGCGGATCTCCACCCGCCCCAAACGCGAAAACGAAACGTTCTTCCGTGACCATCATGCCGGAACAGCTCGTTGGCGCGTTAGACAGGACAGCGGCTGGCGTCCCGCCGTTTAGCTGCCACTGGTAAATATTTCCGTCGTCGGCGGTGCAGCCCAGAAGATACTCGCCGAAATTGTCCAAGCTCCACGTCGTGGCCGGCAAAACGCTACCAGTATCTGGGCGAGGTAGCCCGTACAAGTCATCTCCATAAGGCCCGCCGCCGAAGCCAGTGAACGCCGTGGCGTCCACCCGTCCGGCAGTGAACCCGGCGGGCGTGATGTCGCTGACAACATCTCCAGAGTTCATAGCGTACAATTTGTCGTGCGTCCCAAAGGCGACGCGCCGGTTGTTGGCGTTGTCCTCCCACGCCACCATCGTGCGGACCACGCCGCTAATGTCTACGCTTCCGCGCTGACGCCAGCCTCCGACGGGACGCAAAGCGCCCTCGTGCCAGCGTATCAAGTTTGCATCGCGCCAGCGGCCCTGAGACTGATACTCCGTGCCGTTTCGGTATTGTCCGGGTGGTAGATTAATCGGTATTAGAGGCATCTGCTCGCCTCCTACGGTGCGGTTGGCCAATCGGCGTCGTCTAGATCAGGCCAGTTGGCGTGGCTTGTAATGTCGCGGAGCGCCTGACGGTAGGATGCCATAGCAGAAGTCATAGTTACATCTGTCAGCGCATAGAAGTCTGTCTCTTGGAGTTTAATACCCCTCAGGCTGCGCCTTGTGTCTTCCTTCATAGACATCCATTCAGTTTTTTGGGCGTCTGTCTTTTCTACTTCTATAGATTGTAACGTCCAAACACCATCTATTAAGGTAGGAGCGGCGTTGGCTTCAGTGTAATGCGTATCCTCATTCACTGGTGGGCCGACTTCGCTTATGACAGGATAAACGTTCCATGACGCCAAAACCTCTTCTGCTATTGTCTTGGGAAAAGAAGTGCCGGGGTTGTCCAACCTCAACTGGTATTCACTATAGGGAAATGTAACTATGGACCCATTTCCGTCTGTCTTGATCATCTGCATTTCATTACTCCGTAATCTACCGAATTTTCATATAATACTACGTCTTTACTGTAGTAGTCGACTATTTCAGTCCAGCTGTTATACTTTTGCAGATCGGACAGAGAAACAGGCTTTTCATCTTTAAATATATTCTTCGGGTCAGTGACGCCAAAGCCAGCCATAAAGTTTTTATATTTATCGAATGGGACAAGCTCTACGTCTTCTACATCAACGTAATCTTTTTGCCGCATAAACAAAGTGTTGGGCGGAGACTTGCCACGCACCATATTTAATAGTGAAGCCATTATTAAGTCTGTTTTATTAGCAGCATGTCCTTCAAACATTCGATAGTTCTGATTAATGCAGCTTACGAGACGATCCACAGGATCACGAATAATAGCATAGGTCTTTGCAGGTATTATTTTAATGTCCCATAGTGCTTGACCTATCGTATAATGCCCCTGCGCCCTAGTCGTGTACATTTTCTCGAAGTAATGAACCATCGTACAACTCCCTGTTCTAGGAATTTCCGTTACATAGGTGTCTTTTTCAACTATATACATATCAAAGAGGTATATTTTTAAGGGTGGGGGCGTAGGCGGTTGATGCGTACCCTACCTGCTGATAAGCGCCGTAGACATTCTGGACGGTCATCGCTGCGTTGTAAGTAGGCGACAAAGTTGCTTCGGCTTGTTTAACGCATCCGGGGTTTGTTACACTGGCAATAATTTCATCCCCGTCACTATCTGTTATCCCAGCTAAACTAGATAAATTGTCAAAGTTACATTTAACAACTAGCGACCTCAAAGAGTTTCCGCTAGTTTTTTTCAAAGTCATTCCAAACACTAGCGCCCCGTTATCAGTTATAAAGAAGTCACCTACATTTTTATATGAAGAGTCCCCTCCTGTTACTCTCATTTCGCTGTAATTAGTTGTGTTACTGTTTATTTTAACTGAACCTAAAACAACGCCATCATCATCCATCTGGACGATAGTTACGTAGTCTCCTGTGGTTGCGTTTTGGTTGCCTATCCAATACAGCTTGTTGTTTACATTATCATATTTTATGCGACTATTAGAATATTGGTTCTGGGGCGAGTTGGAAAAACTCCACCTAGAGCTAAAAGACAAAGCTGTAGTAGTATTGTCTCCACCAGTGTTGAGCCTTATAATTCTGTATCCAGCACAGGCGTATACGTAGCCACTGCTTGCGCCAAACTTTACAGTTAGGGAGTTGGGACGTTGTTTGTAGAACGCATAACCAACGGCTCCCGCAGTATATCCCATATTCCAAGAACCTGTGTGTATGGGGCTACCCACGGGGAAACCGCTGGAAGTTAAAGTAGGCATTTTGCCTATGCTGACGTTTTGGTTGGAGTTGACTTTAACTGCGTAAACAGCTCCGTCAGATGGGCTTTTAACAATATCAAAGACCACCCCGTAGCCTGTATCTGAGAACCTAGCCCCACCAACATACCAAGTTCCAGCAGTATTTGCTGTTTTTTCTCCCCCAAAAATAGCACCAGTATCATCCTTCCCATAATATAATTTTTGGCCCTGAAGTTCTACCGCTACAGGGTCATAAGTGCCGCCTGGAAGGCTATCCAACTGTCGATATGCCGAACCCAAAGGCGCACTAGAATTCCAGCCCCAGACTCTCGCATCGGTATTGTACTGATGATGTCTAGCGAACCACCATCTGTCCCGGCCATATCTCACAGGTCTTCCTATAGGGCCATCCTTCTGACTGGCTTGGCCCAAAACTTTATATGGACCCACATCATTACCGTCGGTATCCACCTGCAAAAAGTTTACATACTGTATGGACCCGCTCCATGACCTACCGTTCATTACTATCCCGTAATTTGACCCGTCATCGTTGGGGGCAACACCCGTAAATGAAGAGTCATCACCATTCTTAATTTGCAGCGCCCACTGTGTATCACCCCCAGCGGATGCCATCATTATTTTTTTAAGGTTAGCCATTTATTGTTATCCCAATTTACGCATAAGCTGCGGAAGACAAGACGCCTACCCAGTTACTTCCACCGTCTCTGGTTACGAAAACATATAGATTACTTGCGCCCGAAGCGGGAGCGTCAGGTGCAGCACCGCCAGCCCAGTCCACTGTGCTAGGCCATGTGTACCACCCGCCGTTACTGAGAGTATAAACCCGACTGATCTGCCAGACGTAACCCCGCCGAATGTAAATGTGGTATTTCCAGAGGTTGTCAGACTGAAGTAGCCAGCATTGTCAGCATCAAGAGTGGGGGTAGTGCCCGAAGCGGCATCGTAGTCTTCCTGAAGGCTTTCTGCAAAAACAATGGCTGAAGCATTCATGCCCCCCGTTAAAGTCAGCGTCCCGGTAAACGTATCGCTTGTGTCGCTCCGTAGATAAGATGACCCGTTGACGCCGTCCAACAGCTCGCTGTCGGCCGCCTTTGCGGATGTGCCGAGCTTGCCACTGAACTGAGTTTGAATGGCAGACGTCACGCCGTTCAAATAGCCTATCTCTGTATTGCTGACGTTAGAGACAACCGCCTGTTTGGCGTTGAGCTGCGTTTGAATGGCGGAGGTCACGCCGTTCAAATAGCCTATTTCTGTATTGCTGACGCCAGACACGACTGCCTGCTTGGCGTTGAGCTGCGTTTGAATGGCGGAGGTAACCCCGTCAACATAATTGAGCTCGACTGTCGACAACGTAGCCCCGTCAAGAATATTTATCTCGGTCGTCGATAACGTAGCACCGTCAAGGATTTCAAACTCGGTATTGGTTACGCCGCCGAGCAGCGTGTCGACGCTGCCCCAGTTCGTGTTGATCTTACCGCCCCAAGTGTCAGCACTTGCGCCGACTTCCGGCTGAACCCAGCCATAATTTGTAGTTGTTCCATCAGCCATTACGCGGCCCTTTCTAAATAATCTGCTGGCGTCCAAGTTGTTGTCGGCTCTGGAGCATCAAGCCATTTGTATCTCGCCGACGCAGTTATTATAACATTTGTTATAACCGTCGCAGTGCCTCCGCGCGTGACTTGGCCATTCGACACAAACCCCGAATTAGAAGTCATGTCGCCGTGGCCACGATATGTGGCAGCGGCGGCAGTCGTGGCGCCAGACAGTGCCGTAATCTGAGACACACCGGCTGCGTTATAATTGGCGCTACAGGTAGCGGCAGAAGTTGACGCGGCGTCGGCTGAGCTCTCTCGGACCCGCAGGTTGTTTGTGGTGACGGAAAGCTGCGGCGTGACTGTCGTAGACGCCGATGCGTTTTTGACACCCAATGTCGCCATGTTGCCGGTCGCGAAAATGTGGACCGTAAACCTAAACTCTTTTTCCGCCGTGGCGTCCGCCGACGAAACAGCGGCAATTGTGGCCGATGCCTCAGAAACGATTTGCGCAGCGGCAGTAGAGGTAGAAGACGCGGCCAAGTTTGACGATGCGTCTA